AATGGAAATTCCCAGCGGGTGCGAAACTCAAGTTCGCCCACCTCGAACACGAGAAGAACAAGCACGACTGGCAAGGCTCACAGATTCCGTTCATCGGATTCGACGAGCTAACCCACTTCAGCATGTCGCAAGTCTTCTACATGCTCTCCCGCAACCGCTCCACATGCGGCGTGCGACCATACGTCAGAGCGACGTGCAACCCCGACGCCGATAGCTGGGTAGCTCAGTTCATCGCCTGGTACATCGACCAGGACACCGGCTTGCCTATACCCGAACGCAGCGGCATCATCCGCTGGTTCACCCGCCGTGCAGACGAAATCATCTGGGGCGACAACAAAGAAGAACTGCTCGCGCTCTACCCAGACCTGACCGAGCATGACGTGAAATCGTTCACGTTCATCGCCGCAAACATCTACGACAACAAAATCCTTCTCGAAAAAGACCCCGGCTACCTCGCCAACCTTAAAGCGCAATCGCTGGTCGAGCGTGAACGCCTGCTCAACGGCAATTGGAAAATTCGTCCCAGTGCCGGCCTCTATTTCAAGCGCAGCTACTTCGAGATCATCGACGCCGCGCCTGCCACCACGAAGCGAGTGCGTTGCTGGGACTTAGCTGCAACTGCCGCTGAAGACGGGAAAGACCCCGACTGGACGGTAGGCATGAAAGCCAGCCGCGACCTATCCGGCATTATTTATATCGAGCACGTCGAGCGCATGCGCGAGAGCCCTGAGAAGGTCGAGCGTGCAATCATCAACACGGCCGGCAGCGATGGAGCGGAAACGCGCATTCGCCTTCCCGAAGACCCAGGCCAGGCCGGTAAGTCGCAAGCCCGACACCTGATCCGCAGGCTCGTCGGCTATACCGTGAAATCGAAACGAGTGACAGGAAGCAAAGTGACCCGAGCCGCCCCAGCATCATCCCAAGCCGAGGCAGGCAACATAAAACTCGTCCGCGGCCAATGGAACGAAGCGTTCCTTGCCGAGGCTGAAAACTTCCCGCCCACCGGCAACGGACATGACGACCAGATCGACGCTCTTTCCGACTGCGTCGAAGAGCTTTCAGCACCGGCGGCGATGCCGTCTATCCGGTCGCTCTAAATGCCTTGGCCGTTCAAGCGCAAGACCAGCTTGTCATTTTCGCTGAAGTCAGCCTCATTCCTCATCGGCATGGGCGGCCTTCGCGCCGGACTGACTAACGCAGCATTTCAACAGCTTGCCAGCGAAGGTTACTCCGAGAACGCCGTCGTCTATGCCTGCGTCACGAAGATTGCAAACGCCGCCGCATCCGTAGAACCGAAGCTCTATCAGAAAGCAAAGGGCGGCAAGCTCAAGCAGATCGACACACATCCGCTCCTCCAACTCATCGACAACCCGAATCCGGCCGAGTCGAGCAAAGAGTTCATCCGCCACCTGATTTCAGACTTCCTCATCGGCGGCAACACATACATCTTCGGCAACGGCATCGATCCGAACCGCAAATCAAAACCGCCAACCGAACTTCAGATCCTCAATCCCGGCAAGATCAAGGTCGTCGAGGGCGCCGGATTATTCCCGACCCAGTTCGAGTACAAGCCAAACGGCAATCAAACCTTCACCTACCCGGTCGACCAGATCACCGGCCTATCCCCGCTCCTGCAAATCAAGACCTACAACCCGATCAGCCCGTGGTACGGCATGGCGCCAATGATCGCCGCCGCACTCGGCATCGACATCCACAATGGCGGCCAGAAATGGAATAAACGCCTCCTCGATAACGAAGCACGCCCTTCCGGTGCCTTGACCGTCAAGGACTCCGAAGGCAAGCCAGCGACACTTTCCGAAGACCAGTACAACCGCGTCAAGGAAATGATCGACGAGCACTACAGCGGCAAGTCGAACGCTGGCCGTCCAATGCTCCTCGAAGGCGGCCTCGAATGGCAGCAGCTTTCCATGACCGCAAAGGACATGGACTTCCTCGAAGGCAAGAACAGTGCTGCGCGTGACATCGGCCTTGTGTTCGGCGTCCCACCCCAAATCCTCGGCATCAAGGGCGACTCGACCTTCGCCAACTACGAGCAGGCGAACCTATCGTTCTGGTCGGACACGGTCATTCCGCTCATCGGGCTCATCTACGACAGCCTCAACCGCTGGCTCACCCCGCTCTACGGCGAAGACCTATTCCTCTGGTACGACGAAGACGCGATTCCTGCCCTCGAAGCACGCCGTAAGGAAAAAGCTGACCGCATCAACGCCTCAAAGGTCATGACCATCGACGAGAAGCGTGAGGCGATGGGACTTGAAGCCCTACCGAACAAGATCGGCGAGGCCATCATGATCGACGGCCGCGGTGTCCTACTCGGGACCCGACTCGGCAAAGCATCGGGAATGGCTCGAATCCATCGGCTACACAAAAGAACGAGCCGAGCGACTGACCAAGCTGACGTACAGCGCGTAAGTGCCCGTACCGTCCAACGCATACCACGCCGCCTTCCTGGCGACGATGTCGCGTTTCGAGAATGCCCTTCGCGTTCATATCGTCACCGACAAGGCCGAATTCATCGAGGCCGCCGCACTCGAATACGAGAACAGCGGCACGGCCAACTTCTTCCACCTCGTCGACCAGCACCAACAGACGCTATTCGACACGCTAAGCACCGCTTACCGCAAGATTATCCCGGCGTTCGGCGCGCTTGCCCTTCACCAGGTCAAGAGCCGCCAGTTCAAAGACACCGAGGAAGACGACCTATTCTCCTCACTCGCCGACGAGTGGGTGAACACCGAAGGCCTCAAACGCTCAAAGCTCATCGCCGACACGACGGAAGCGGATGTTCTCTCCGCCATCAGTGACGGACTCGATGAAGGCGACGGCACCGCGGCAATCGCAACTGCTATCCGCGGCGTAACCGACTTATCGGCATTCCGTGCCGAAATGATCGCCCGCACCGAGACACACGCAGCCGCGAACTACGGCAGCATCGGAAGCGTCCGCAACGCTGAAGACAAGCTTGGCGTGACCATGCTCAAGACATGGCTACCGACGCTCGACGACCGCACACGCCCCGACCATGCGGACATGGACGGCAGCGAAGCCATCCCGCTCGATGACAAGTTCATCGTCGGCGGTGAAGAAATGGACAGGCCTGGCGACCCCGCAGGAAGCCCGGACAACGTAATCAATTGCCGATGCACGCTCGGCTACGAAGAGTCGAAAGCGTGAACCGCGTCCTCTCGCAGCACGGCAACGTAGTCGCCGTTGACTTCCGCAAGGCACGCGACATCACGGTCACGATCAAGACCGAAATTCTCTACGCCGACGCCTCGGCCATTCTCGCCCGCGTCAGCTTCTCCCACGACGGCAAAGCGATCGACGCATTGCCGCCTCAACACCTTCTCGCCGACCTCTCGACGGGGAAGGTCATTTCAACCTGAAACAAGGACGTTTCATGCAGCTACTCCACAAGCAAATCAAGCTCGACAAAATCGAGATCAAAGCCGATGAATCCGGCGCGCGCACCATCGAAGGATGGGCATCGACTTTCGGCAACGTCGATAGCGACGACGACATCATTGTGCCCGGCGCTTTTGCTGATTCCATCAAGGCACGCATGCCAAAGATGCTTTGGCAGCACAACACCGACCAGCCCAGCGGCGTTTGGACGGAAGCCCAAGAGACCGCACAAGGCCTCTACGTCAAAGGCACGATCCTCGACACGACCCTCGGCAACGACGTTTACAAGCTCGCCCAGGCCGGCGCCATCGACAGCATGTCGATCGGCTACGTCGCGACGAAGTACGTCATCGACGAATCCACATGGACGCGAACCCTTCAGGCAATCGACCTGTGGGAAGTGTCACTCGTCACGTTCCCCGCTAACGACCAGGCACGCATCACCAGCGTCAAGTCGAAGCCCACGAGCGAACGTGAACTCGAAAAACTCCTGCGAGACGCAGGAGGCTACAGCCGCAGCGAAGCCAAAGGGCTCATCGCAGGCGGATACAAGGCGATTGCACCGCAGCGGGACGCTGACGAGCAGGCGCTCATCACCCTGGCGAAACGCATTGACGCGTTCACGTCACTCCTCAGCAACCCAACCGTGTAAGGACACACCATGACCATTGAACTCCTGACCAAAAAGGTCGAGGAAGCTATGAACGGCTTCGAGACCTTCAAGACCGACCTCGCTCCGAAGCTCCAGAAGATGGACGCTTTCGACCAAGCGAAATTCGACAAGATTGAAAAATCCGTTGGCGATGCCATCGAGCTTTCGCAAAAAAACACTGCCCGCCTCGAACTCGCTGAAAAGGAAAACGCAGAGCTAAAGACCGCACTCAACCGCGCTCCCGCCGCTGGATCGGAACCCGATGAAAAAGTCATCCGTGCCAAGCAGAAGAAGCTCTTTAACGACTTCGCCCGTTCCTCGGACGATGAATCGAAGCAGTATTTCCACAACTACATCAAGAAGAACGTCAAAGACGAAGCCGAACTGAAGTCCCTGTCAGCAGGCAGCGATCCCGCAGGCGGTTACACCGTCCTGCCGCAACTCGGTGGCATCATCCAGGAGTTCGTCTACGAAACCTCGCCGATCCGCCAGCTCGCAACCGTTACCACTATCGGTACGGACTCGTATGAAGTGATTCTCGACAACGACCAGGCTGCCGCCGGTTGGGTTGGCGAATCCGACACCCGCTCGGCGACTGCCACCCCGACATTCGGCAAGCTGGAATTCCCGGTTAACGAAATCTACGCGAACGCTGCTGCAACGCAGAAGATTCTCGATGATTCGATGATCGACATGGAAGCATGGCTCGGCCAGAAAGTCGGCGATGTCTTTGCCCGTAAGGAAGCAACCGCGTTTGTTGCCGGAACCGGTGTAGCACAGCCCAAGGGCTTACTCAGCTACACATCCGGTACTGACACAACGCAACAGCAGGTCGAACAAATCAACTCCGGCGACGCTTCGAACTTCACGTTCGACGGTATCGTCAACCTGCAAACCGCTCTGAAGGAACCCTATCAGGCAAACGCCACGTTCCTTATCAA